ATTTGCTCCAGCTTTTGATTTTTGATTTTTGTTATATTTAACCACTTTACCATCAATTTTATACCGATTTAGGAATATATTTGAATTCTTTAACTATGAAAATTGATGGTAAAGTGGTTAAATATAACAAAAATCAAAAATCAAAAGCTGGAGCAAATATTCTTCTTGCCAAATATTTTGGTGGTCTTTTAGCTGAATATTTAGAAAGTAGTAAATTAAAAAATGAAGTTGTAGTTGCTATTGTCGCAGCTGCAAGTTCCCAATCAAAATCATCCGCACCTTACTTTAAGGCTAGCGACCCAACGGCATTCTAAAATGAAATTCACAGAATACTTAACAGAAGGTAAAGAAGGCAAGAATGTTCACCTTGAGCATATTGAAGATGAATTGCTCAATCGTGGTGTAGCAGGTGGCCGAGAAGCAATTAATTTTCTCCGTTCTCTCCGTGATATGCTTGCTGGTCAATCACAATCTCATGTCAATGTAACAACAAAATGGGACGGTGCACCAGCAATATTTGTTGGTACCAATCCAGAGAATGGTAAATTCTTTGTTGGTACTAAGGGTGTGTTTGCTAAAAATGCAAAACTAAATTATACAGATAAAGACATTGACAAAAATCACCCAGCCGAAGGTCTGAATGATAAGTTGAAAGTTGCATTACGTTATCTACCAAAACTTGGTATCAAAGGTGTATTGCAAGGCGATATGATGTTTTCAAAAAGTGATTTGAAAAAAGAAACCATAGATGGTGAAAAATATATTACCTTTCAACCAAACACAATCGTCTATGCCATTCCTGCTGATTCAAAACTAGCACAGTCAATGATGGCTGCACAATTAGGCGTGGTGTTTCATACATCATACACAGGCAAAACCATATCTGATATGAAGGCATCATTCAATGTGGATATTGGTAAGTTATCTACAACCAAAGATGTTTGGTTTCGTGATGCTTCGTTTGTTGATGCTTCTGGTACTGCCACATTTACTGAAGATGAAACAAAAGAAATTACAAGAGTGTTATCACAGGCAGGTTCTTTATTTCAACAGATTAATCCATTGGCATTGAATCGCATTTCAGCCAATGAAACAATTCTAATGCAGATTAAAACATTCAATAATAGTAAGGTGCGTGAAGGTCAAGCAATTAAAAATACAACAGCACACACCAATGAATTGATTAAAACAATTGAAACAAAATTGAATCAATCTGTTCTTGAAGCCAAATTAGAAAAAACCAAAAAAGAAAGAATTGCAAAGAAGAATGAAATCATGCGGTTCTATCGTAGTAATGCTGCCGAACTTAAAAAGATATTTGATTTACAGAATTTACTTGTTGATGCTAAACTAATGATTGTTCGTAAATTGGAAACCATTCGTGATGTAGGCACATTCATTCGCACAGACAATGGGTTTAGAATTACTGCACCAGAAGGTTTCGTAGCCGTTGACCGAATTAAAGGTAACGCTATGAAGTTAATAGATAGATTAGAATTCTCACAAGCAAATTTTACTGCTGCAAAAAATTGGAGTAAATAATGGCTGATATCAAATATGACCTCAACCTAATAATGAAAGAATATGGTGATGATGATTTTGGTTTCACCGCAATGGATGAAGAAGAATATACAGATGTTATTGCAGAGAAAGAAGAAACAGTAGAAGAATACAAGGCAAGATTACAACAGGTAGAAAAGTTAATTCTTCCATTTCTTACCAAACTATTACAGACGGCAGACCAACCAATTATCAAATGGCCTAATCGTAAGGCTACATTAGAAACACAGATTCAAAAAATTCTGAATCTTACCAGAGGTTAATATGTCAGTTCAAAGAGTATTTTGGATTAAACAAACATTAAAACAAATGAATGAAGCCACATACCAAGGCAATATTGGTGTGATGGAACTATTTAAGTTTCACCAAAAGGCTTCACAAAAGCAAAAAGATGTGTTACAATCACACATTAAGAATAAAAAACACAAAGAAGCATGGAAGTTGGTGCAAGATGTAACTGGAGTGAAACTACATAAGAGTGTAAATGAAATTGTGAAGCCTGATATTTTGCCTAAGGCTGGTGCAGGTGCATGGGGTACCGATGAATTGGCAAATACTTATAAGAAAGACACGCCAGGTCAAAACATTACCAAGTTTAAGGACTACAAGCGACATAAGTAATATATTAACTGATTGGAAATATTATGAAAGATTTGATTATAGGATGTACCACGAATTATGATTGGAGTAAACTGAAGTATTGGGTTAACTCTATCAACAAATCAGGTTATAAAGGCGAGAAAGTTATGGTCGCCTTCAACATTGATTATGAAACCATCAAACGGCTATCTGATGCCGGATTTCAGGTCATTTTGCCTGGAAAAGCAAACGACACTACACAACGATATGAATACCAATCATCGTTGCCTGTCCATGTAGAGCGCTTTGTTCACATCTACAATTACCTACAATCACATGATGCTTATCGGTTTGTTATTACTACCGATGTTAAAGATGTAATCTTTCAGGAAGACCCAACAAAATACCTTGGCATGGAATTGCCAGGTGCTAAGCTGATGTTTGCTTCCGAATCAATGAAATACAAAGATGAACCATGGGGTAACCAAAACTTAATTGAAACATTTGGTCCCTTCTTCCATGAAAGATTCAAAGACAATACAATCTACAATGTAGGCGTTTTGGCAGGTCGTGGTGAAGCGATGAGAGATTTGTGTGCGATGATATTTGTTATGTCAGTAAATCGACCTATACCAATTGTGGATCAATCCACATTTAACTTTATGATTTCACAAGAGCCATATAAATCTGTGGCAAGATACATGAAGTCAGAAGATGGATGGGCTGCACAATTAGGCACAACTGCCGACCCAAGTAAGATTAACGAATTCAAACCATTCTTGCTTGAACCATCACCAATTATGAAAGACGGCAAAGTTGCAACTTCAACAGGAAAAGACTTTACAATTGTTCATCAATATGATAGAGTACCAGAATGGAAAAAAGTTATAGAGGAAAAATATAATGACTAAAAGAGTATTAATTACAGGCGGTGCAGGCTTCATTGCACATCACTTGATTGAAACAATCCTTGATACAACAGATTGGACAATCGTATCACTTGACCGATTAGATTTCTCTGGCAATCTAAATCGCCTTGAAGATATTATGAAGAAGTATTCACCTGAGCAGAAGAAACGGGTTGAGATTGTGTTCCATGATTTGCGTGCTGAAATTAATCCACAGACTTCAGGTTTAATTGGTGATGTTCAATTAGTATTGCACCTTGCAGCTGGTTCTCATGTAGACCGCTCAATTGAATTCCCAATGGAGTTTGTGCAAGACAATGTAATCGGTACAGTTAATCTATTAAACTATGCTCGCACATTAAAGAACTTAGAAAAGTTTGTTTACTTCAGCACAGATGAAGTGTTTGGTCCCGCACCAGAAGGCGTAGATTACAAAGAAAGAGACCGTTACAATGCTACGAATCCATATTCAGCATCTAAGGCGGCAGGTGAAGAAATGTGTGTTGCATTTGAGAACACATACAATATGCCAATTATTGTTACACATACAATGAATGTGTTTGGTGAACGCCAACATCCTGAGAAGTTTATTCCTAAGGCCATTCGGTATGCTCGTGATGGTGAAACACTTACTATTCACTCTGATAGAAGCAAGACAAAGGCAGGCTCACGCCACTATGTTCATGCTAAAGATGTTGCAGATGGTTTAATGTTTATTCTAAACCTGCCTGAAGATTATGCTCGTATCCCTGATTTTGGTGGTGCGAAGATTCCTAAGTTTAACATTGTGGGTCCCGATGAAGTAGATAACTTAGAATTGGCTAAATTAATTGCAGAAGCACAAAACAAGGAGTTAAAATATGAGATGGTTGACTTTCATTCATCCAGACCTGGCCACGATTTACGCTACGCTTTGTCTGGTGATTATATGGAATCTCTAGGTTGGAAACCAAAGATTTCTTTGCGTGACCGTATTAAAGATATGGTTCAATGGTC